TCGTGATAGCAGAAGCCGCGGATGCTGGTGGGGAGATCCACCAGCACCGCAGGCCGTTCTTCATTCATCCGCATCACGCTCCTTCACGATCCGCTCCGCCATCTGGATCATGAAATCCACGTCTTCCGGCTTCATCTTGCTGGACCGGTCAAACAGCAGGCCCAGGCGCGGATTCTGGTGAAGAGCTTCAAGCCGGATCTGATCCTGATAGTCCTGCATCCCGTTCTCCGTCGTCAGAGTGGAGTACCTGACCCCCAGCAGATCGGCCAGGCGCTGCATCGCATCAATGCGCGGGTACTTTTTCCCGGAACACCAGTCCGAAACTGTCGCGGACGAAACGCCCAGCTCACGGCAAATGTCTGCCTGCGAAACGTCCCTGCTTTCCATGAAATACCTTAGATTCTTCACAAAAATTTCCCTCGCTGTATCTGGCACCGTGATCACCTCCTTCCTTAGTATATGCGAAAAAAGCGAGAAAAACAAGCCAAAAGCGAAAAAAATTTCGCTTTATGCTTGACATCTCGCTTTAAGCGAGTATAATGGACAGTGTTGAGGGGCACCGAATGATCGAGGAGGTAAGGAAAATGTTTGAAACAGTCAAAGTCGTGAACGGCTACGAAATCACCCGGCTGATTGGGAGCCGCGGATTCTACCACGTGAACATCTGGGAAGATGGCGCGTGGGGTGAATATCACACCTTCCGCACGATCAAAGCCGCGGCTCAGTTCTGCGAGACGCTGCCGGCACAGCACTGACACCGACAGACGGGGCCCCCGCCGGGGGCCTCGTAGTCGGTGCCAGGCATCGAAATAACGAAGAAGGAGGAAAAAACATGCCGGATATGAAGTACCCGCCCAAGATCTCCCTGGCTGCGGCCAGAGTCAACGCCGGGCTGCTGCAGGAAGTCGCAGCGGTCAAGCTTGGGATAACGCCGGAGACGCTCCGGAGCTGGGAGACCGGGAAGACTGTCCCCGGTTACGACAAGGTGATGGCCATCTGTGAACTCTACCAGTACCCTGCCGACTATATTTTTTTCGGCAAGCGCTCGCTTTAAGCGAGATTCGAGAGGAGGGAGAACGTGAGCACGAAAAACGGCGTATGGCACGACGCCAGGCTGGATCCTCCCCGACCGAACCAGGGAGCCATGCTGGTGATCCGGGAGATCGGCAAGGGCGCAGCTGCCTACCGCAAGTACGACTTCGGGATCTACACCAGTTCGATGGACAGCCCCAGCAGCCTGCGGATGGACGGAACCTGGAACAAAGGCGGCGTCATCTTCTGGATGCCGCTGCCGAAGATGCCGGAGGTGGAATGATGAACAACGAAGACGCCCTGAAGAAATTGGCCGTTTACTGGGAGATGGGCCAGAGCTGGGTCAGCGCCACGGAGGCCGCGAAGATGCTTGGCTGCCAGAGCGCCAGCCTGACCAACGCCGCCAACCTGAAGGGCACCCTGGGCTCGCTGCAGTTCTTCTGGGCCGGGACCGTGCTGAAGATCAGCGTGCTGAGCCTGGTGCGGTTCATCTCCGGAGGCTACACGCTGCGGGAGGTTTTCGGACAGATGGGAGGCGTGAAAGGATGACCAACATGGTCCGCTGCCGGCTGTGCGGGCGCCTGATCCTGATGATGGACGCCCCCGGCGGAAAGCGAATGCCCTGCGAGACGACGATGGTCCGGTTCGTTCCGGATCTGAACGGTTCCAACAAGTACCTGACGGACGACATGGTCACGATCAGGGGCGTCGAGCCCATACCCGGCGACCGGGACGTTCACATGGGGTACATCGATCACAGAAGCGTATGCCCGGCGAGGGCCGGGGAGAAAAGGAGTAATCACAAAGATGAAAAGCATGTACTACACATTCAGCCAGGATGAGCTGGAAAACAAGATTCGCGAGCTTGCGATGCGGGAGATGCTGACCCCGTCCTACACGGATGGGGTGCATGATAAGAAGTATTACAAGGCGATCCCGTATTACAACGACGCAATCCGGACCTTTGCCGATGTGCTGATCAGCGAGCTGATACCTGATGCGGAGGCCAACAATGCAGATTCCTGACGCGCCCTGGATCCGCGACGCGGAGCGGAACGGATACCTGGTGAGTGATGACCCGGAGCCAACCTGTCCGATCTGCGGGAAGGTCTGCGACGACCTGTACCTGATGGACGGGGACGTGGTGGGATGCGGGAAATGCATCCGGACGGTGGACGCAGCGCAATGGCTGCACGATCACAGAGAGGAGCTGGAAGAATGAAGCGGTTTTTTATGGACAGCCAGGACGCAGTGGAGCAGTGGAAATTCGCCAGCGCGTTCGTCGGCGTCGCAGCGGTCTGGTTCGTTGTCCTGGCCGCCTCGTTCGGGATCATCTGAGAGGGAGGCGACAAGATGGACGCGATTGAATGGCTGGGGACGTGGGAAGACCTGGGCGCCCCCGGACGGCACTGCCGGATCTGCCCCGCGGAGGGCGCCTTCGGGTACCCGATTCCGAAGAGCTGCTACGGCAGCCGGGCGCCGAAGCCGCCGGAGGGGCCGGTGTATTCCATGTGGGACCGGGTCAACCGGGCGATTCCCGTGGACGGCACGGTCGGAGAAGACCCGCCCAGCTGGCTCCGGAGCCCCCAGGCGCGGTTCTGGCTGGAACCGGAGAAGAAGAGCCTGCTGCAGCGGTTCCGGGAATGGCTAAATAAATGAAGGAGGATGGATATCTGAATGGATTATCAGGACTTTCTGAATAACAAAACATTCGTCCTGGAATCGAAAGGATTTGACGTCGAAAAGGAAGATCTGAATCCGATGCTGTTTTCATTTCAGCTGGATATTGTCAGATGGGCGTTGGCAAAAGGCCGCGCGGCTGTCTTCACGGATTGCGGGACAGGAAAGAGCGCTATTCAGCTTGAGTGGGCGAACAAGATTCACGAGCTTTCCGGCGGTGATGTTCTGATCGTAGCTCCGCTTGCTGTAGTCGAGCAGACGCGACGAGAGGGCATTAAATTCGGGATTAACGTCACTGTTTGCGCGTCTCAGGAAGACGTCAGGCGCGGAATCAATATAACGAATTATGAAAAGCTGGATCATTTTATAGCAAACAGATTCCAGGGCGTCGTTCTCGATGAAAGCTCAATCCTGAAGAGTTATTCCGGCAAAATGCGGAATCAGATTATAAACGCATTCATGGAAACGCCATATAAGCTCGCATGCACGGCAACGCCAGCGCCGAACGATTATATGGAACTTGGGAACCACGCTGAATTCATCGGAGTAATGACAAGGGCAGAAATGCTTGCCATGTTCTTCTGTCACGATGGCGGGGACACGTCCAAATGGAGACTGAAAGGGCATGCGCGGGACCTTTACTGGCAATGGATGGCAAGCTGGGCCGTATTCATGGATAATCCGCGAACACTGGGATATGACATTGAAGGCTACGACCTGCCGCCGCTAAACGTTGAGCAGATCATTGTGGATGGCGACGCGCCAATATATCAAACGATGAGCCTGATGGAACGCAGAGAAGCACGGCGCGAATCAATGCCTGAACGCTGCCAGGCTGCCGCGGATCTTGTTAACGGAAGTGAAGAACAGTGGATTGTATGGTGCGACCTGAACGCTGAAAGCAACCTTCTGCATAAACTGATACCGGACAGCGTAGAGATTCAGGGAAGCGACAGCCCGGAGAAAAAGGCCAGCGCGGTTATTGATTTCACGAATGGCGATACCCGGTGTATCGTTTCCAAGTCAAGCATATTCGGTTTCGGCGTCAACTGGCAGCAGTGTCATAACGTGGTTTTTGTCGGGCTGAGCGATTCATATGAGCAATACTATCAGGCGGTTCGGCGCTGCTGGAGATTTGGCCAAGATAAAAACGTCAACGTTTACATCATTATCTCCAAGAATGAGGGCGCGGTTCTGGAAAACATCAACCGGAAAGAAGCTGACAGCCGGCAGATGATAAACGAGATGGTGAAATATACGAAGGATATCACAAAGAAGGAACTTAAGCGGACATCACGACTGAGCGCACCTTATAACCCGAAGAAGGAAATGGTGCTTCCGCAATGGGAGGAATTCAACCATGAATGTGCTTGACCAAGTAGTCAAACAGAAATACGCCATTTATAACGGCGATTCGTGCGAGGTGATAAAGGGGATCCCGGACAACAGCATCCATTACACGATCTTTTCCCCGCCTTTCGCATCCCTCTATACATACAGCAACAGTGATCGGGACATGGGGAACTGCAAAGGGGATAAAGAATTTGCAGAGCATTTCCGCTTCCTGATCGATGAGCTTTACCGGGTGACAATGCCGGGGCGGCTGCTGTCATTTCATTGCATGCAGCTTCCGTTGTCAAAAGAACGTGACGGCGTTATCGGGTTGAAAGACTTCCGCGGGGAGCTGATCCGGATGTTTCAGGAGGCCGGGTTTATCTACCATAGCGAGGTCACGATCTGGAAGAACCCCGTCACGGCGATGCAGAGAACGAAAGCTCTGGGGCTTCTACATAAACAGCTCAAGAAGGACAGCTGCATGAGCCGCCAGGGAATTGCGGACTTCCTGGTTACGATGCGGAAACCTGGGGACAACCCAGAACGAGTGACGCACACAAACGAGAGCTTCCCGGTTTACGTCTGGCAGCATTACGCGTCTCCTGTCTGGATGGATATCAAGGAATCAGACACGTTGCAAAGAAAGAGCGCGAGGGAAGAAAAGGACGAACGGCACATCTGCCCGCTTCAGCTTGAGGTCATTCGCCGTGGTATCGAGCTATGGACCAATCCGGGAGATATCGTGCTGGACCCATTCACGGGCATTGGTTCGACGGAATACGTCGCGCTGAAGTCTGGGCGGCGCGCGATCGGGTGCGAGCTAAAGCCGAGCTATTACAAGCAAGCTGTTTCAAATTGCATGGCGGCGCTTGAGGAAGGAGTGGTGGAAGATTTGAGCGATGCAAGAGCGGAATATGCCGCTGATAAAAAAGAACAGAGCCAAATTACGATTTTTAACCTGTTATGATTCCAATGACCATTCGAACACAGGGAAAGGAGTTTGTAAAAGATGATCAATAGAGGGCCGATGCCGGCAGCGGTCGGCGCGGTGGTTTACGGGACGGAGGGGGTCGGCAAGACCACATTCGCCTCGAAGGCTCCCGGGGCCGTTTTTATCGACACGGAGGGGAGCACGACGCATATGGATGTGGCCCGGTTCGACACTCCCCTGATCCTGGACAACGTGATCACGGACATCCGTTACGCAGCTGAGCACCCGGAGGAAATCGGGACGCTCGTGATCGATACGGTGGACAGCCTGGAAAAGCTGATCTTCCGCGCAGTCTGCAAAGAGAAGGGGCTGACCAATATCGAAGACATGGGATACGGGAAGGGCTACGTCTACGCGAAGCAGAAGATGCAGGCCCTGCTCGAGGAGCTGGATAAGGTCAAGAGTGCCGGCGTCCACGTGATCCTGGTCTGCCACAGCATGATCCGCAAGTTTGAGCTGCCGGACGAAATGGGCAGTTACGACCGGTACATGCTCAAGCTCAACGAGAAGAATATCGCGCCGCTGGTGAAGGAATGGGCCGACCTGCTCCTATTCGTCAATTACCGGACGGACATCGTTACGGACACGGACGGCAAGACCAAGAAGGGCAAAGGCGGGCAGAAGCGGATCATGTACGCCAATCACAGCGCCTGCTGGGACGCAAAAAACCGCTTCGGACTGCCGGATGAGATGCCCTTTGACTTCGACCAGGTGGCTCATATTTTCGGGAAGACCGATCCCAGGCCGGTGAAAGCAGAGACGGAGAAGCCCGCGGAGCGGGTGCCGGCGAAGGCCGTTGTGGAGACCGTCGAGAAGGTACCGGAGCCGCCGAAGAAGAGTGGGAAGAAAAAGGCCGAAGCCCCAGCTGAACGCCCCGAAAGCATGAAGAGCGACGACCCGGAGAAGGACGCGCTGTTGGAGAAGCTCTGGGGGATGATGCAGGCTTCGGAGGTGCCGGACCCGCTGATCGTGCAGGGCGTTGTCGCCGAAAAGGAATATTACGACATCGTCGTGCCGATCCGGGACTATGAGAAGGACTTTATCAGCGATGTGCTGATTGAGGCGTGGGCACAGGTGAATGATCTGTGCCAGACTAAAATCCATGATCTTCCGTTTTAAGAAAGGAGAAGAAAGACAATGGCTGAGAATCTGAAGACGTATGACTGGGACGATGTGACCGACCTGAGCGAGGATCAGGAGCGCGGAGGCGCGGAGACGACGGTGCTTCCGGACGGAAAGTATCCCTTCGAGGTGATCAAGGTAGACAAACAGTATTTCGACGGCAGCGCGAAGATCCCGCCCTGCAACATGGCGAAGGTGTTCCTGCGGATCGACGGCGGAGAACTGGGGACCGGCCTGGTGGTCGAGAACATCTACCTGGTCGAAAAGCACGAATGGAAGGCCGGCGCGTTCCTGCGGGCCGTGGGCGTGCGGAGCCACGGCGATAAGCTGGAGTTCCGGAAGCTGCTGCACGTGGACGGCGAGAAAGGCCGCTGCGAGATCTATGTGGACGAATACACCGGGCGGGACGGGAAAGCCCACAAGAGCAATAAGCTGAAGAAGTTCTTCGACAAGGAAGATGAGGCCCCGAAGAAGGCATTCACCAGGGGGGCTTTCTGAGATGATGGACATTGAGGAGGCCCGGGCGCTGCTCCGGCATATCCCATGCGGGTCCCTCAGCTATCAGGAATGGATGAACGTAGGCGCGGCCCTCCACAAGGAGGGCCTGCCCTGCGGGCTGTGGGAAGAGTGGAGCGCCTCGGATTCCGGCCGGTACCATGCCGGCGAATGTGAGAAAAAATGGCGAACGTTCGGAAATTACGCCGGGCGGGAGGCCACCATGGGGTCAGTCTACCATATGGCGGAGGAATTCGGCTGGACACCGGCCCAGGGAATGAAGACCTACGGCTGGGATGATGTGGTCACCTATGACGGGGAACCGATCGACACCAGCGGATGGCAGAAGGAAGACACCAAACCCATGCCGCCGCCTCCGGAAGGATACAACGCCGCGAAGGACGCGACGGATTACATCAGCGCCTTGTTTGAGCCGGAGGATAAGGTCTGCTACATCAATACGGCCTACCAGGACGAAGACGGCAAATGGAAACCATACGGGAAGACTTCCTCCAGGACGGCGAAGCAGCTGCTGGACAGCGTGAAGAAACACCCGGATGACATCACGGACACCTTCGGCAGCTACAACGAAGCCGCCGGCGTCTGGATCTGTTTCAATCCCATGGACGGCGAAGGCCGGACAAACAAGAACGTCACCAGTTACCGCTACGCGCTGGTGGAGAGCGACACCCAGGACATCGAAACCCAGTACCAGATCATTCAGGACCTGAAGCTGCCCGTGAAGATGCTGGTGCACAGCGGCGGAAAGAGCCTGCACGCCATCGTGAACATCGGCGCCGTGGACTACAAGCAGTACCAGGAACGGGTGGACTTCCTCTACACCGTCTGCCGGAAGCATGGGCTGGTGGTGGACACCCAGGATAAAAACCCGAGCCGCCTGAGCCGGTTCCCCGGATTCAAGCGCGGAGACCGGATGCAGTACATCGTGGACCGCGACATGGGCCTGAGCGACTGGGTGGAATGGAGCCACTATATCGAGGACGAAATGGTGGAGCCGCTGCAGATCCAGAACCTGAAAGAGATCTGGAACGCCATGCCGCCGGTGAAGCCT